AGCTTATTCGGAAATGTTGCTATCGTCTGGCTTGACAAAGTTAATCCCAATGCTTATAGGTAAATTAGAACCATCTACGCCAGTCAACTCTGTAGTTGCTACTGACTTACCGTCTATTCTATCACCTAGTTCTTTGATAGCTGATACATCACCTGAAGCTGCTTTATCTATTAAAGCCTCTGCTATCATACGTAATCGTTCTGCATCTGATTGAATAACAGCACGTCTCAGAGTATCTGCCCATAACCTATTGTTTTTACTAGAATATGTGTTGCCTTTGTTTACTTCTGCAGCTTTCTCTCTAGCTAATGCTAATTGTTCTTCTTTGTCCATGATATTGCAACTCCATACGGTTGGTTGCCCTTTTTTAAATAATTCTTTACTTTTTGTTTATTTATAGATAATATTAATTGTTGTTGTTTTATATTATATAACACTTAGGAGAGTAATAGTGTCACCCAGCGAACTTAAATATCAACATGAACTACTTAACCCTGATAGCTTCTTCTTTTCCAAAGATACTATGAAATTCTTTGGCGATACCATGAAAAATTATGGCGTTAGAACTATTGGTGATTATTATGAGCTATATAGAAAAAAACCTGTAAATGGTAATTTAACTAATAGCCATTACTTTCACAAAGAAACTTTTGCTCAATCACCTAAAATAGATGATTGAACAATTTATTATTGCTGTAACGGAACTAATTGCTTTATGGCTTATACAATCCAATGATGACAAGTATAGAAAATATGCTTGCATTTTTGGGTTGTTTGGTCAACCATTTTGGTTCTATTCATCTTACATAGCTCACCAATGGGGAACTTTTGTATTGTGTTTCTTTTTTACTGCTGCATGGTTTAAAAGTTTATACGAATATTGGTTATCTAAGTAATCCCTCTAACCAAGTCCATGCTGGCATAAGTCCAGTTTTTTGTTCTGCATATTGTGTAGTTGCTGGATTTGCTGTTCTATTTAACTCTGAATATGGTCCAAAGTTTACCCAAGAATTTTGCCCTCTAGTTTCTGATGCTATTGCTGGCAATGCTTCAGGTGAAAACATCCTAGAATGTAATTGAAATGCGTTTTCTTCTCCACCAGCTCTAAATCCAACTCCACGTTGTGCATGACCAAATACATCATGTACAGCTCTAAACATATCATTAGCTAATACTGGTTTACCATCCCATGTTTCACCTGTTTTTTGTAATAATGGGTTTTGTTTTGATGCTTCTTTAGCTCTAGTTCCTCCAAAGCCTGACTCTGTAGGAAGTACATATAAATGTTTATTCTGTACTAAATCATTGATAGCATTTCTAGGATTACCGTATGGGTCACCAGATTTTGGCATGAATTCAAATTTATACCCTGCTTTTTTTAATGCTTCATACTGAGCTTGTGTCTCATCAATTAATGCGTCATAAGACTTTTTAGTAGGTAATGCTTGTGGGTTGTTAGCCATTTTTTCATATTCATTTGCTATGCGTTTAGCTCTTTCAATATCTAACTGTGCATATTTTTCTGCTGGATTATATAATAACCCTCTATTCGCAGCATAATTACCTGCAATATCTACAAGCCTTTGGTCTGTACCAAACTGTTCTAGTTTCCCGCCAACATCTACAAACTCTGGCATACCTTCCAAAGTTTTACCAACATATTTTGCCGGTGCTAATGCTCCAATTAACCCCATCATAGGATTGACATTAGCTGCTAAATTTAACTGTTCTTCTTTAGTTAAACCACTAGGGTCAGGTATAGAGTTTAAGAAAGACTGAACATTGCCTCGCATAAAACGATACAATGGTGGCTCTGTTACTTGACCATTCTTGGTGTATTCAAGTAAACCTGCCATGTTATAACTCGCTTTCTTGTCCGTTTCCTTTTAGAGGATAAATCATTCTTTGGTATGTTTCCCACCATTCTTGACTATAGTCTGTATTCTGATAGTCTTTAAAGCATGGTGTGCCTAATGTGTGATGCACTAACTTAGCGTCTGCATTATATTCGTATTCTGTCTCTAGCCAGTTCCATGTTTCATCTAGCTTGCCTACTTGTTCTTCAGGATACTTTAGCCATTCAAACCTGTGCAGGTATTTGCCTGTTTGTTCTTGCACAAACTTAGGTGTTAATTGTTTATTGAGCCAATGTCCACAGTTCCATAACATAACGCTTGACCAGTTCTTTTTAGGATAGTCTTCGTTCTTTGCACCTAGATATTTAACTGGATGCTTTGTTTGGTAATGATGCTTGACTACCTTGATTGCTTCGTCTGTATCAAAGTTAGCTAGTATCTCTGCTATATCTGTTCTGCATATCATATCGCCATCTACGAATAGTGCGATACCTTTAAAGTTATTTAGATATGGCACTAGAAAGCGTGAGTAGATAAATGCGTTACTACCGTCTGTATGTGTTTCTTTGTAATCTTTTAAAGTGTTTAATGCTAATGGTGTAAAACTTACCGGTATAGATGACTTCTCTATAACTGACTGGCAAAAGTTATGATAAGCAATTGGTTCTACCTTGCCATCATATCCTACATATATATCTAGTTTTACCATTACTTCTTTTTATTGCGTGAGCTAATATTCTTTGCCTTTGTTTTTGCGTCTGCTTTACTAGATGCTCCCCAAGCCTTTAGAGATAGTAATAGTCTTGTTGGTTCACCATTAGGTTTACGTTCTGGTCCTGGCATATTACCCATACGAGCTAAGAATGATGCACGTCTAGGATTATCACCTGACTTTACTGGTGCTTTTAGATTGCCACCTGTTTCTTTATTGTAAGAGGCACGACCCTTAGCGTTTAAACCGCCTTTAGGGTTCTTACCAGCTTTCTTTTGCCAAGCTGCACTCATTTCTTTTTCTTAGCTGTCTTTGCTGATTGTTTAAATGCCATAGCAGTAGGTGCACCTTTACTTCCTACCTTACGCATCTTCTCACCTGAGCCAGCTTTTATTCTAGCTTTTTTGGCTGCAATGTTAGCGTATAGACCTGGCTTATTTGCCACGTTTAGCTGCCTTTTTCATAGGCTTAGCTGCCATAGCTTTACCTGTTTTCTTTGCGTATTCTTTAGCTTCTTTCTTACCTTTTTCTGTGTAAGCAAACTTTTTCATTCCGACCATTGGCATAATTATTTACCTTTCTTTTTAGCCATGCCAGCTTCTGATAAAGCAATAGCGATAGCTTGTTTAGGAGATTTTACTACTTTACCACCCTTACCTGAATGTAATGAACCTGTTTTAAATTCCTTCATTACCTTGCTGACCTTCTTCATCTTGCCTGCTTTTGTCTTCGGTGCTGACTTCATGTTGTTTCCTTAATTTAATAAATCTATGGTCATATCTACAGTCGTTGCATAGCGGATACTCGGTAGAGTCAAAAGGGTCACCGCATTGGCTGCATATTGTTACTAAGAGTGTCATATAAAAGAAAAAGCCCAACCAAGGAGAGAGTATGGTCAGGCTTTTGTGGGATTACGTTATTAACGGACAGGAGTTGTCCAACAAATAGCATTATAGCAAACTTTGTAATTATGTGCAACCATTTTATGCGTTTATTCGTCTTTCTGCTATTGTAAGCAAGTTATCGTATGCCATATCTAATTGCCAATAAAAGGCTAATGGTGGTTTAGCACCTAAGTATTTAGCATAAATAGCTTCTTGTTGTCCTTGTTCTAGGCTATGCACGATAGCGTGTATGGTTCTAACATTACTCATGTCCTGGGCAGAACACATCTCTTCAAATGCCTCGCTAGTTGACTCGCCTCCTGACGAGAGACCAATTGATTTAGATGGATAACCCAAACGGTGATTATCCGACTTCATCCATAAAGCCCAATCCTCTAGGATGGACAATAAGCGTTCCATACTAATCATACTGTGTTAGCGTATAAGCTACGCTTTGCCCAAATGTTTCTTGTGTAGTTCTTTGTTGAAGGTTATGTTTAGCATCATCTGCGTTATGACTGATAACACCTTTTATCTGGTCTTCTGTGAAGTTTGCTGTATGTCCAAATATACCTTGTAATGGATGTGGCTGTGGAATATAATAGTGCATAAGTCTATTATCTTTATCTTTAAATGCGTGTATATGCCCTTCCATCTTCATAGTGACAAGCAAGTTTTTAATAGTATTGTAATTGCCATCTACATGTGCTGCTATATCTTTTATAGCTTTAGGCTTTGTAAGGTAAGCTAGTATTTTATCTCTGGTATTCACGATACATCCTTAATTTTACAATGCCATTTTTTCTTATCGTCTTGATGCCAACCATGTACATGAATAGTCCAACCAGCTTCACGAACATGTCCTACGTTTTCATGGTCACCTATCTTCTTTACTCTAGCTGACATATTACCTGCTGTAGTTGTTTGAACCGCTAATACTTCTTTACCCTTTAAAGCTAGTAAGTCTATAAAGCCAAACAAGTCCTGTCTTATCCTTGCAAAACTATTCCAATGTTCTACTACTGCTACTGTGTATCCTTCTTCTCGTAATTTTTTAAGACTTAACTGCGTTGGGCTAGTTGCCATCAAATTGACTTTCGTTAGGTTTAGATGTTCCGTCTTTAAATCTTTTCTCTACATTACCGGTGGACTTATTTAGTTCGTATTCATAAGCGTGTGGTGAAACGTCAGGACTATTTTTTTCTTTTTTAAATATCTTGTCCCAGTTATCTTGTGCTTCTTGTTCAGAAATTAACAATGGTCTTCTTCCAGAACCTTTACCCATTACTTTACCTCCAAATATCCGTTAGTAAATAACCAGCCTATAGTTTTACGGTGTGCTTCTTCCCATGCTGCTATTCTATCATGTTTATCTAACATCTTATCATTATCTATCATGTGGTGGCATTGGTGACATAAGAAAGCTATACGATAATCGTGTCCTTTTATACCTGTTCCCTTACCATCACGCAGTTGGTTAGAGTGTGCAGAGACTACAGTTCCGTCTTGCATAGAACACATCATACATGGTGCGCCATCTGCTAGTTTAAGTAGTTTAGGGTTACGATAGTTCACTAATAATCCCAACCCCAACCCATAGTCTGACCCCATACCTCTATTTGTTGTTGGTATTCTGTCATTTCTGAAGTTGTTAGTTTTGTGCTAGATTTTATAAGTTCTACAGGCATACCTGCAATTTCTGTTTGGTAACGTAAAAACTTATATCCCATAAGTTCATGTATCTTGTCTTTCTCAATACCAAGATGCTGACCTATGCTTGTATATAATTCCCATAATCTTTCGTTTTGTTCTAGGCTACGGTTAAGTTTAGCGTCTGTTACTGTTACACGCCAGCGTTTAGTAAAGTCAAGACTTTTTAGCTTCTCTATAAGCTGAGGTAAGTTGTCTTTGGTTAATGCCCACTTTATCATCTCTCCATCCTTTCGTTTTAAATACTTGTCCGTCTTTAGAAGTTGCTTTGTATTCTATGTCTGAACCAAATAACTTTTTACATTGTTTGATAAATTCATTTATAGTCATTACCAGGTAGCCCTTCTACCTTCAATTTTATATCTATCCATAGCCCTGTTAAGAACTGCTGCATCATAGTGATATCTTTCTACTGACTGGTCATTGTCTTTACAACGCTTAGCATGGAGTTTAACTCTCCATTGTTTACGAATCTGATAGTGTGTCATTTGCTCTCTCTTTATGTGTGTCAATAATTAATTTTCTCATAGCTTTAATTTCCATGTTTAACAAGTCAATTAATACTAAAAGTTTATCTAGCTTTTGTGTATCTGTCAATTTCATTACGGATTCTCCTAAGGTTTGTTTATCCAATTTTTATCCCACATTTCTTTATAAGGGTCATCTTTGTAAAAGTCTTCACGTTTCCATCTATCAAACTTTTGTCTTACTTCTGGTGGCAATATTTCTTTAGGTTTATCTTGTTTTTTTACAACATATTCAACTGCATTGTAAACAGAAGTAATAGGTGTTATTGGTAAGTTATCTAATATCATGGACTTTCCTTATAGCGTAAACCTTTTTGGTCAAACCAAAAGTTAAACGAACCTTCCCATTGTGCATTACGCTGCTTCTGAACAAAAACCTTTGCATCTGGAATAATCTTTAATTCAGCTTCAGGTGTTTTACCAACTTCTATTAACTTTTCTTTCTCACGATTACGCCACACACAAATAATGTTATCACATAAGTTTCTGATATGCGAACTTCCCATAATGTTTGTAGCATCAGGTATATCTTGTTCTGACTTTAATTTTCTACTATGTGCAACTAAAAAAATACTTATTTCTAAATCTCGTGCAATGACTGCTAAAGTATTTGTTACTTGTCGTTGTGCATCTAATGACTCTTCAGAAACATCATCTAATTTAACCAAACTATCTATTACAAACACTTCTACACCTAAAATATGTTTACCATAGTAAAGGGTAGCAACCATATCTTTTGATGTGGTAACTCCAGTTTGGTCGTAAATATATAACTTGTCTTTAGCTCTATCACAAAACTTACGTATGTAATCGTCTGTTGGCTCTGGTGAACCTAATGCTTGAGTAACCATACGAGCTAATGTAAGCACAGGTCTCATTTCTAAAGACGCTATTAAACATTTAGTATTCTGTTTCATCATAGACAATACAACTTGTGATAACCACATAGACTTACCATGACCTGATACACCAGTAAGAATTGTTAGTTCCGAAGACCTAACCCTGAACTTATCTTCCGTCTTAACCCAGCCAAGCGATTTGCCACTATGAACTTCCTCACTAAAATACTTGACCAAGTCATCAGCAAATATATCCGTACTCTTAACTTTAAACTCTGCATGTCCATACCCCTCATTATAAAATTCTTGAACTGTTGATTGGCTAACTGTTAGTTTATCTATTACTTCACCTATATTCACTAAATGCCACCTTCCCAAACTTTACGTTCTTGTGGAGCTTCACCATCATTCCATCTCTCCTGGTTAAGCAAGGTAAGTGGAGCTGGTGAGAAGCCATCTTTCCATGATTGAGTATCTTTCATTTTCTTTACATAAGCTATCACTTCATCTGCTATAGAGTCAAGACTTTTATTAGCCCATCTTTCTAAACAAGTTTTCTTGTTGACTTTGCGAACACTAGGATAGTTTTCCCAAAATTCTTCAAACCTGTTGGTCGTTTTAACGACATATAT